CATATGTATATTTTACCTGTAATTTTGTCATCTAAATATGAGTTTATTTTATATCATAAATTACTTATATTATTAGCAATTCTTATATAAATATTTTTACTCACAGTGTAATAATATTTACAAAAAATTCATCCTGTAAATTTTTTGCCCATTCATCTAATATCTTTGCTCTTTCTTGGTTTAATGTCCTATTGGAATATACTGTTCGATTATGTAGAATCCATCCACATCGTATGGCACATCCATGCTCACTAATATTATTCCTTTCTAGCCATGTTAATACATAATAATCATATCCTGAATTTGGTTGTATGTTAAAAAAATCGCAAATAAATCTCCAAATGGTGATCTCTTTATTTTTATGTATTGTATGTACATTTTGTTTAGGATAATTAATATTATTATCATTATTATATTTCTGAAATAAGAAAAAATCAATACACCATTCAACCATATATTTACCACTGTCATTCATATTTGCTATATCTTTGTTTTGTAGAAGATTTCTTACTCCCAAACTATTAGTTCCTTCGATTTGTTCATTTAATGGTTTTCTAATAAGTATAGATACTGAATTATCACAACAACTACAAAATTTAAATTCTTTTGTCAAAGACAACTCAATTACATCCATAGGTCTGTTATGCATTTTAGTGCTAACATTATACGTAATGTCATCTGTTGGGTTATTTACATCTGTTGATTCATTATCGACATACATAACTAATAACTATGAATGTATTTATATCTTTATTTATAACATTTATCAGTGTCTCTTTAAGTTCACAAATTAGACAATATATTATGTAAAAGTAATTTAAAGAGTCTTTAAGTTCAAAAATAGATAATATATATTATTTGAAACTTTTTTCCAAAAAGTCGGGGTCAAAAATGAAAATGGACATTTTTAAAATGTCCAAAATTTGAAAATCAAAATACTTTTCACAAAAACGCTATAAAAAAATCAATTTGCATCATAATGCTCTCAAAAATATTTTATAAATGAAAATGTTGTTACGATAAAATTTTTATATTTTTTTTAAAAAATAATTTAAAAATTTTATGTTTGTCAATATTAGGCAATTTTGGCAATGGAAAATATCGCAAAAAATCGCAAGAATTTTGAGTGTCACTCATGTGACTATATAACGTCTAATAAATACGATTACGAAAAACACCTTAAGACCAATAAACACAAAAAAGCGATTTTGTCAATGGCGATTGCCGATTTGGCAATCCAAAAATCGCAAAAATCGCAAACAACAATTTATAAATGTCACTGCGGAAAAGCTTACAAAGATAATTCAGGATTGTGGAAACATAAAAAACACTGTTGCGATTTTTTTACTGGAGAAATTACTACCGAACTTGTATTGCAACTTATTAAAGATAATAGAGATATGCAGAAACTATGTATGGAGCAAAGTCATACAATACAACAACAACATAATACTTTAAATAATATTGTACAAGACGTTGTCAAAAACGGTGTAACTAACAACTGCAACAATACAACAACTAATTCTCATAATAAAGCATTTAATCTTAATGTCTTTTTAAACGAAACATGCAAAGAAGCTATAAACATGTCTGATTTTGTTAGTTCAATTAAAATGAATTTAGATGATTTAGAACATACTGGAAGAAAAGGTTATATTGAAGGAATTTCAAATATTATTATACGCAATTTGAATGACCTAGAACATCATCATAGACCAATACATTGTAGTGATAATAAACGAGAAATTATATATATTAAAGATAATGACAGATGGGAAAAAGAATGTGATGATAAACCAATTTTAACAAAGGCTATTAAAGTTATAGCCAATGAAAATATAAAACAAATAAAACATTGGCAACAAAAAAATCCAGACTGTACACATTCTGACTCGAAAAAAAATAATTTATATTTAAAAATTGTTAGTAATTCTATGAATGGATTAACAGAAGAAGAGGGAAATAAAAATATAAACAAAATAATCAGTAATGTAGCTAAAAATACCATTATTGATAAACGTATGTAAAATATTTTGTTTATTCTCCTATAAATAATTTATGCCCTGGTGGTTATTATTTATGCCAACAAGGAGACTTAAATTATAATTCTGTATATGATACGACTGTTTCAGTTGTTCCAGATTGTATAAGTCCTAACTCACAATATTATCCTTATTGGAACACAAATTGTTTTGATAAAGTTTGTCGAACTAACAAGTTCAAATTTACAAAATTACGTATTTAATGTGCAAATTTCACGAGAACCATGTTTAACATGTTATTCTAATTGTGATTTAACAATTGGTTTATATCAACAATTGAATACACAATGTGAAGGTGGAAACTCATATTATTCCAGTTCCGATACAACTGAAAAATCATGTGAAGTTCCTACTACTTTTGGGTTGTATAAACAAATAATAATTTTATAATAATAATAATAATAATAATAATAAATTATTATTATATATGAGAACAAAGAAAAAAAAGGCTACAAACAATATTACAAAAAAATGTAGACCAAGTCAAAAAGAATTAAAGGTATATTGTAAAGAATATGCAAATACATTTAATAGTTTTGAAGAAAAATATGAAAAAGATTTTAAAATGAGTTTAGTAAAACATCATCAAAATGTTGAAAAAGAATTAATAAAGTTATTTAAGACCCCATTTACACCAACAAAATATAGAGCTCAAGACGATTATTATACATATATAAATTATCAATGGTTGGCAAAAACAACCGAGGAAATAAAAGATAAGTTAAAACATTACGTTCAAATAGATAGTTTTAGAGTTACGCAAGAAAAAGTATATTATGAATTAATAGATATAGTAAAAGAATATATTGCAAAAAATCATACAAGAAAATCTAAAGCAATTAAAGCAGTATACGAATCATTATATTATTTGGACAATAAATCGGCTGAAAGATTTGTTGAATATTATGTTAAACTAACAGATAAAAGAATAGCATCAGGAAATATATATGAAATTTTAGGTGGAATAAATAGAAATGAAATTGTTTCTTGGGGATGTCCAATTGTTTGGAATGTATTAAAAGATGAAAAAAATGTAAAATATTATAGTTCAATAATTTCTGCTCCACAACTAACAATTTATGATTATGAAATATACATTGAAGATAATGTAGATGATCAAAATAAACAAAAATATAAAAAAGAATTTAAACGTACTTTTTTACAATTTATTGATAAAATGTTTACATTATGTTTAGGAAACAATCATGGTCTTAACCCAATTGATGTATGGGAATGTGAATATGATATATTAAGTGCGTTAGGATGCAATACCATAAAAAATGACGATGAAGATGGGTATAATGTTCTTACACAAGAAATTGCTATGAAATATGGTTTTAATTGGTATGAATTGGCAACTAAAATTGGTTATAAAACAGTACCGAAAAAATTTATATGCACAAGCACAAATTATTTGAAATGTATTATGGAAACACTAACAAAAGATAACGCATGGCAAAGTGCAAAATGGAGAACTTATTATTTGTATCTGAATTTCAGACAAATAATGAGATTTCATAGTGATTGGCGTAATGTATATTTTGAATTTCATGGTAAATTTATTAAAGGAGTTCCAATTCCGTATCCAAAAGAAATATATCCGGTTTTCGGTTTATCGTTATGTTTCAATACTTTTCTAACAAATGAATACATAGATAGAAATAAAAAACAACAATATATTGATTATACTCATAATATGGCTGCAGATTTGCTAACAGTTTATAAAAGAATTATTAAAAGAAATACATGGTTATCGCCTTCAACCAAAAAATATGCTCTGTTAAAACTAGAAAAAATACATTTAGAAGTAGGCAGTCCTAAACTGTTGCGTGATGACCCAATTTTAGATTATAGTAATAAAGAAGCATACCAAAATATGCGTAAAATAGCTCATTGGAGAACAAAACAAATGATTATGTTAGACGGAAAAACGAGTGATATTGATATTCCTGTAATTGATTGGGAAGAGTTTAAAATGGTTGGAAAACAATCATATGTAGTAAACGCATATTATACACCAACAGAAAATTCAATATATGTTCCTTTAGCATATTTACAGCCACCGTTTATAGATTTAGATGAACGTGGAATAGAGTATAATTTAGCGCATATAGGATATACATTAGGGCATGAAATGTCTCATTGTTTGGATGATTTAGGAAGTAAATATGATGAAAATGGTAATTTACATAATTGGTGGACAAAAAATGATCGTAAGAAGTTTAATAGAAAGGTTCAAAATGTTATTAAGCAATATGAACAATTTGCAAGCTATGATGGAATCAAAATGGATGCAAGTTTAAGCACTGGTGAAAATCTAGCTGATATTTCTGGAATGGCTATTTGCGAAGAGTATTTAAAGGATTTTCAGGATAAAAATCAAGATATAGTTCCCATACGCGCGTTATCATTCCATACGTTCTTTGTTTATTTAGCAATTCAAGCACGTCAAAAAATATTTGATGAAGCAATAAAATCTCAATTAAAAACAAATCCACATCCTATGGATAAATATAGGACAAATTGCCCATTAGCTCGTTTAGATTTATTTAGAAGTTTATATAATATTCAAAAGAAAGATAAAATGTATTGGGCATCAACAGATACTATTTGGTAGACAAATAAAATAATTAAGAAAATTATATTTAGGAATTTTATTTTTTTCTAAGAGTAATATATATAATGGCTCGTCGAACCCGTAATAGATCCGCAGCTCGCCGTAGAGGCGCTGCTAAAACAATGAAACGTGCTGCTGCTCGTGGTGCCGCCGCGGCAGCAGCTCAAGCAAGAACTGCTGCTAAAATGGCGGCTAAGGCGGCTGGTCGCGCAGCCGCAGCTGCTCGCTCTGCTTCTGCTGGTCGTGCCGCTACTGCTGCTCGCTCTGCTAAGAAGGCTGCAACTAAAACCGCATCTGCCGCTGAGGCAGCCGGTCGTGCCGCTTCCCGTGCAGCAGCGGCTTCTAGAGCATAAACCGAATATAAACCAAAAATATTTGAATACATATTAAGTAAATTATGCATTCAAACTACTCCCTTTTTCTAAAGATATAATATAAATGTCAAATAGAACACGTAAAAATTATAAAAAAAATAAATATATAAAAAATTCGATACTGTTAAAATGTCGTTTAAAGACCTGCAAGGCTAAAAAATATCAATCGGTGTATGGTTCTGCAAGTGGTGGCAGCGCAAGGTCAGCTAGACAATTATTTTCTTAATATATATGTCGTTACTAAATACAGTGCAACTTACTCAACAATTAGGTAAGCCAACAGCTTATTATGATTTTACACCTTTGCACCACCGAATTAACAACTGTGCACATTATCTATGTTTAGATTTTCGCTTAATTCGTTTTCGTTTGTATGTTTTTCGTTTGGTAGTTCCGCCAGAAACAATATTGCATTCTCGTTTACAATCAGTGTTAGTATAATTGCAATGAGCCGTTCCAAATAGTGTTTCTTTGGATTCATAAATTTTCGCGTTTCTAATATCATTATAAAAACGAATATAGTAATATGATGTTTTATCTTCATAATTAAAAGCGTCATTTAATTGTATTTTATCGTTTTCATTATGTGCTATATCTAACGCATCAACAATGTTATCATAACCGGTAATTATGGGAGCTCTATTTTTTCTTAATATCCAAGAAACTTTATCGGCTGCTTCTAACATCCACCCATTAGTATTTAATAATTGTAGTCTTAATTTAATAGATAATTGTTTGCCTTCTTCGCTGCCATCGTGACAAACAAGAGATATTTTGTTATACTTTGGTTTGAATTGATACATGGCATATACCTTTAAAAACTCATTATTGAATGTTACAAAGCAAGGATATCTTGAAAATAATTCATTAGGATTTTTAAACCACAATGGTTGTCCTCCCATGTTGTAGCTTATCTGATACATTTCAAACATAGATTGTTTTTCAGTTTCTGATATGTCTTCTGAGTTATGTTTTGTTAGTTGTGAATGTATATCATTCATATAATATGTATATATTAATTTTGATAATTTTCTTAATTTCTATTTCCCCCATTGTGGGGGAACATTTACTACAGTAGACCCTTGTGGGGGAACATTTATATCCTTTTCTGCCTGTTTTATTTCTTCTACTTGTTTCTCAACTTTCTCTTTATTCTCTGCTATTTTTTCTTCAGCTTTTTCTTTTATTTGTTGCATTTCAGCAGGCTCAGGCAGTTTTTCTTCAACATATAACTGTTCAGATATAGATTCTAATTTTTTTATTTGATTTTGCGCTGTTTCTAATATCTTATGCTCTACAATAGCCTCATACATTTTTAAACCATTAACATAATCCATTTCACATGTTAAATATAACTTAATAATTAAAGCTCTTGTTTCAATAACTATCTCTTGCAATCTATTTTCAGTTAAAGATGGACTAACACGGATTTGTTTTTTGTTAGTTTGGGGATCTATTGTATATACAAAAATTTGATTAATAATTCCTAATAATGCTTGTTGGTTTTTATTTGTTGATTGTATCATCTTTTTCAAATTTTCAGCATAATCTTTAAATAATTTGTTAGTTATTTTACCCTTATATTTTTTATCAAACAATGGAGACGAACCTTTACATTTTTCCATATTGTGATAATCTCTTAATTTAATATCACTAAATTTTGTTATTCCAGGAGGTAACTTACCCGAATTACCAGTAAATACATTATAAAAAATTTGCAGATCATTTATAAAAACCTTTTTAGTATCTTCAGTCATACTTGTAAATTTTCCTGTATTAAAATCATAATTGTCATCATAATATAAATCTTCTAATTCAGTTATGCCTGGTTCATCTTCTAAATCTTTCAATTCACCATCATCCCCTATATTCATATTACAAAACTTAGGACCAACTGTAATTTCTCCATTTTCATCAGGTTCTAATTTTTGCTTGTTTTGTAATGAATTTATACGATTATCACATATATTAAGTTTATAGATATCTCTTGGTGTATCCTTTGGTATTTTCCCTTTTTCATATAAAGAAGCACGAACAGTATTTCCTTCAGTATCTTTATAGACATAAATAGGATTAATTGTTGTTAGTATAGCTGCAAAAATATGAGCTATTTTAACGTAAAATTTTGCTATAGACATACAAATACGTTTTTTTTTTACAGAGTTTTGCACATCTATTTTATCTAACATATCCCTATTAAAAAAAATTACTTTATCTTTTTCCATTTCATTTATCTCAATACCATCTTTAATTCTTTGTGATAAATATGTGATTTCTAAATCAGTAAAATATCTTTGAATTATATCTGTTGTTAGTATAACCAACTTATCACAATACTCTTTATTATATAGGTTTTTTAAGCTTTTAAAATCCATAGTTAAAATATAATAAGTAGCTATGTAATCCAAAATTTGCGATATTGATTTAGGTTTTAATTCATCACTTTTTTCTACATTTGCTGTTGATGTTTGATTTCCCATATATTATATATTTAAAAAAAACTTATACTGCAAACATAAAATAATATATTATAAGTATTTGATTACAAACTAACAAATGAAAAGCCAGGAATTGAATCAATTATCCATATTCCTTTTACAATTGTTAATAAATAAAATTGATTTAGAAATATTTTATCATTAATCATAAATAAATGGCGAACGAAAGAAGCAAAAAAAATAAAGACAATAGTTTAATATCTTTACAAGAAAAAGCAAATCTTTGGAATGTTTTTGAATCAGAAGTTATTAATCCATATAAACCAAAAGAACCACTTGAATGTTTATATAGAACAGCCGGAGATAGAGAAAACTGTGAAAGATGTCAATCTATTTTAGCATTTTCAGATGAAGGTTTTCTTACATGTACTAATAACAAGTGTGGCATTATATATAAAGATTTATTAGATCATTCTCCGGAATGGAGATATTATGGCGCAGATGATAACCAAAATTCGGATCCTACTAGATGTGGTATACCAATTAATCCATTATTAGAAGAATCTTCATTTGGATGTAAAGTATTATGCATGGGCAAATCGTCATATGAAATGAGAAAAATACGACGATATACGGAATGGCAATCAATGCCTTACAAGGAAAAACATCAATATGATGAATTTCAAAGAATCACAATTTATGCAAATAATGCAGGAATATCAAAAAAAATAATTGATGACGCAATTCGATATCATAAAAAAATATGCGATTATGAACAGTCATTTAGAGGCGAAAATAAGGATGGATTAATGGCAGCATCTATCTATATATCATGTAGAATTAATAATTATCCAAGAACAGCTAAAGAATTAGCATCTATATTTAATTTAGATGTAACAAGCGCAACTCAAGGATGTAAAAATGCGCAAACAATTTTAAATATTCTTGAAAAAGATATGGATAATAAAGATAAAACATCATTTTGTAAAACAAAACCAGAAGATTTTATAGAAAGATATTGTAGCAAACTTAATATTAATTTGGAGCTAACTAAATTATGTAAATTTATTGCAATTAAAATTGAAAAAAAAAATTTAATGCCAGAAAATACCCCACATTCTATTGCCGCTGGTGTAGTTTACTTTATTTCACAATTATGTAAATTAAATGTATCTAAAAGAGAAGTAAGAATAATCAGTGAAATCTCAGAAGTAACAATTAATAAATGTTTTAAAAAATTACAAAAGATGACAAACGAATTAGTTCCTTCCGTTATTTTAATTAAATATACTCAAAGTTCTAAATCTACTCAAGTGTAAAATTAACACTGGAATTTACACATCTTCGTCAGTGTAATTAAATTGATTCAACTGATACTTTTTGATACGAATATATGACTAAAACATGAACATATTTGTCGCAATTAAATCAAATTAAAAATGACAAATTCATTAAACTAACAGATTCAGTAATTTTAGATACAGAAAAAATACTTGGAAATTTTACTTGTGTGTATGAAATGTTCAAACACACAAATTGATATAGTTCAAAAATAATTGATGACATAAGTATAAGAAATATATATGTGTTTATACAGAAACATTTTATGCTGATGAAAATATAACTAATAGACAAATTTTTTCAAAAATTCAAATAAGGTGTTGACATACATACTTTAATTTTTGATTTAGGCATAAATTTGGATTTATCAAAATTTGAAATTGTTAAATTAAAAATTAATTTAGATATATTTTCTATAAATAACATTATATTCAATGTTATTTATAGAATTTCAAACAAATCTAAACTCTGGTGTAAATATTTTAAAGTATCGAAACATTAATGATGATATTTGGCATTATTTATATATAGATATTGAAACACTTAATTTACTAGTAACAAACTATGGTATTATATCTACTTATAAAAATCCAACCAAATTCACAAACTGTGATAATCCAACCACATCTAAGATTATTAAATTAAAATATGGTGGTTCTGACATTCAATTATGTTGTGGAAATAATACTACATTTTACCTTCCATATATTGAACAAAATTATTAGACCTTTAATTTACATGTTAAAATGTATAATATCGTATTTAGGAATATTTAATAAATTCGTAATCTAATAATATAAAAATGCTAAACTGTATTATATAATGTCAAAAATACCAAAGGTTGTATTTATTGTTCCATACAGAAATCGTCCCCAACATAAGTATTTTTTTTCAAATTATCTTAAAACTATTATGAACGATAGTATTTTAAAAAACGATTATGAAGTATATTTTTCTCATCAATGTGATATAAGGGCGTTTAATAGAGGAGCAGCGAAAAATATTGGATTTTTAGCTGTAAAAGAAAAATATCCAAATGATTATAAAAATATAACATTTGTATTTAATGATATAGATACTATCCCATTTGCCAATATATTTGATTATGAAACCGTTTCAGGAACAGTAAAACATTTTTATGGATTTGATTACGCACTTGGCGGAATAGTAGCTGTAAAAGGAATAGATTTTGAATCTATCAATGGATTTCCGAATTTTTGGGGTTGGGGATTAGAAGATAATGTTTTACAAACTCGTTGTGAGAAAAAAAACATCCATATTGATAGAGGACAATTTTTTCCAATTGGTAATCCAAATATATTGCATTTATTTGATGGTGTTCAAAGAATTATAAATCGCAAAGATCCATGGAGAGCTACACATGATGACGGAATTGATGGTTTAATAACAATATATAAATTACAATATTCAGTAAATAATGAATCTGTTAACCCATTAGATAATGTTCATACAATACAAACTAACAATATGTTTATTATTAACATATCAACTTTTATGACAGGAACTAAATTCGAACATGATAATTATCATAAATATGATTTAAGAGAACCGCCTAGAAAAATAATTAATCCTAATAAAATTAAAACAACAAAAATAGATCATATTACTGATGATTGGTCTAATATTCCATTTTATCCTACTACTGAGAAAAAAAATGAAATGATTAAAAAATATGGAAAAAATGAGGCCGAAAAAATTATTCAATATAGCTATGATAATTCAACAGACCCTACTAAAGAAGTTCTTCCACCCCCAATTCCATTAATTCATACAGATTCTATAAGCAAAATACAACAATATAATGAAAGTATGCGAAATATAAACTCATCTAAACGCATAATACCACCAGGCATAAATAAATTTTCTCCAGTATATTCCAGAATTATAGCTCCCAAACCAAAAGCATCTGCTTCGGCCAATATTAGATTGGGTGGAGTATATAAATAAAATAAAAAACATTATAAACATAATTTATACATTATATTTATAATGACAATCACTTGTTTAAATGATATCAAACATGCTTTCTATATTAATCTAGAACATAGAACTGATCGTAAAGAACATGTAGAACAACAATTAACTAACATAGGAATAACAGCAACAAGATTTAAAGCTATTAAAATGGATAATGGAGCAATTGGTTGTAGTATGAGTCATTTGAAAATTTTAGAAGATGCCAGGAAAAATCAATTAGACCATTTATTAATTGTCGAAGATGATATAACTTTTTTAGATCCAGAACTATTTAAAACTCAAATCAACATATTTTTAAATAAACACCAAAATAATTGGGATGTTATTTTGTTAGCCGGAAATAATATGCCACCATACGAAAAAATAGATGAAACTTGTATTAAGGTTAGTCGTTGTCAAACAACAACCGGCTATTTAGTAAATGGTCATTATATAAATATATTAGCATCTAATGTAAAAATGGGACTGACTAATTTGTTAAATAAACCAACCGAAAAATCAAAATATGCAATTGATAAATTCTGGTTTGTTTTGCAAAATTCTAGCAAATGGTATTTAATAACACCATTAACCGTAGTCCAACGTGAAGATTATAGTGATATTGAACAAAAGGTCATAAATTATCAAAAAATGATGCAAGATTTGGATAAAACAGAATTATTTAAAGCAATAAAAGAAATGCGACAACAATCAGCTATTAAAAACAAATAATAATATATAATGTTTGTATTTAAACAAAAACCAAAACAAAATATAATCATAACTTTATCTACATGTTGGTATATAGTAAAATCGAAATTTGATGTCACAACATATTCAAAATGGATTAAAAACATGTTATCAATAGTAAATAATTTTAATTTGGTAATTTATACAGATATAGAATCACTCAATAAAATACGTGGCTTGATTCCATTATCAAATAAAAAAATAAAAATAATTATAAAACCTTTTGAAGAATTTTACACATACAGATACAAAGATTTTTGGATAAAAAATCATGAACAAAGTAAGTTAAAATTACATACTAATATTGATTGGCGCTTAGTAATGTTATGGAATGAAAAAGTTTTTTTTGTAAATGAAACTATACAAAATAAATACTTTGACACAATATATTACTGTTGGTGTGATATTGGGTATTTTCGTAATAGAAACAACGATTTACATACAAAATATTTGATAAATTGGCCCAATAATGAAAAACTTTTAGATAGTTCTATTTTTAATGATAGTTATATACATTACGGATGTGTTCAAAATAATACATTCATATATGTAAAATTATATAATGACATTAAGAATCATTATACAAATAAATTATCAAAACAACCTTGCATAAATTTTGAAGATGATTGTTTTGCTGGTGGATTTTTTATTTTAAATCATAATTTAATTCATATTTATACAAAGTTATATAATGATAAACTTTTATATTATTTTACTAACGAATTTATAATAAAAGATGACCAAACAATTATTATGGATATAATATTTAAAAATCAAAATTTATTTTATATACATACAGAAGATATTCGTAATTTAGATAATTGGTTTATGTTTCAAAGATTGCTATTATAATAAAAATATTATTATAATAAAATATTATTATATATTATTATATATTATGAGAAGTATAAATGATACAAATATATTTGGTGGAGGATTAATATTACCATATAATACACCAAAAGACAATATAATTCATTCGAATGAAATTTTTATGTATTATTTAGAAAACGCCGAAGCAATTAAATTAATATCATCAGGTTCATATGGATATGCGTTTTTATTAAAATTACCTGATAACATTATAAATGATCAAACTAAAAAACATATGTTGTATCGCAAAATGACACCAAATAAAACATACGGAGAACCCGTAAACATGTTAGTTGTAAAATTCCAATTTATATACGAGCACGTGTCTAACCCTCGTTTAAAAATACCAGTTAAATTAGCAGATATTCAAAATGAGATAAATGTTCAAACAGATATAACATTTAAAACATTAAACTATTTACAACCAATATGTCCTTCTATCGTTTGTGCAATAGTATCTACAGATATAACAAGCAAGTTACGCTTATGTCATTTATTGTTTTCCAAAGCTATCGGAATAACTTCAACAGAAAAACAAATTATTGAAAAAGAAGTTATGATTTATGGTGTAGGATTAATAGCTATGGAATTGGTATATAATAGTTTCACATTACATCATTATTTAGAATCTCCTAATGTAAATAAGCTTAATAAAATTAAGGCATTAAATATAGCTAGATATACCATGCTTAAACTTGCGTTAGACACGGAATACAATCATGGAGATTTTCATAAAGGAAATATATTGATACAGTTAAATGGTGATTATTTCAAAAGAATGAATGGTAACCCAGTTAAACTATCGGCAAGTATAATTGATTTTGGAAGAACTAAAAAAATACATCCGGAAATTATGAATAAAATACGCGAATGTGTTAGAAATAAAGAATATAGAAAAGCATTGGGATATTTATGTTCGCCAGAAGGAAGTAATAAATATATATCTAATGTAAAGTATTCTTGGAACTATTTTGGATGGTTATGTGGAAATTATAATTTAGATGTAAATAATGATGTCCAGATACAAGATTATATTAATAAAATGAAAACATTATATGGTGAAAATAAATATGCTGATATGGGATTAGAAAAAACAAAAAAATTTATTGAGGGACAAATATTGGAATTTGGAAGTGATATTGATGTCCAAATAGACCAATTATTTAAAATGCGTGAAGTGGCAATAGATGACTTAGTTAAAACAATGTCCTCTCTTCATGATTCAGAACCTGATAAATACCCTTTGTTACCAGTTTCTAATTCGTTAAAAAATAGTTTATATAATGGAATGATTGGTGGAAAACATAAAAGAAAAATCAAATCAAGACATACTAACACGAAAAAAATAAAAAATGCAAGGTCAAAAAAATATAGAAGAAAATAATTTATTATTATTGTTTCTTCTTTCTGAATCACCATGAAACCCTACCCGCTACTCATAATTATTTTTATACAATAGCTTTTGAATATAATAATAATTCAATTTTTATACTTACAAAGTAAAATACGTCTCTAGCAATTACCCCCCAACAAATAATCAGGAACTTCTTCAAAAACAGCTGGATTTTTCCAGATATATACCCAATCAACTTTATCTAAATTTTGTTCTAAAATATGAATCGCATTTGGATTTATAGATAACCAATGCCAATTCACTTTATCTAAATTTTGTTCCAAAATGTGAATAGCATTTGGATTACAAGATAAACAATACCAAACAACTTTATCTAAATTTTGTTCCAAAATATGAATTGCATTTGGATTACAAGATAAATTATACCAATCAACTTTATCTAAATTTTGTTCCAAAATGTGAATTGCGTTTGGATTACATGATAACCGTTTCCAATCAACTTTATCTAAATTTTGTTCCAAAATATGAATTGCATTTGGATTATAAGATAAACTAAGCCATTCAACTTTATCTAAATTTTGTTCTAAAATATGAATCGCATTTGGATTTTGAGCTAAATAATACCAATCAACTTTATCTAAATTTTGTTCTAAAATATGAATCGCATTTGGATTTATAGATAAATAATGCCAATCAACTTTATCTAAATTTTGTTCCAAAATGTGAATTGCATTTGGAATTTTAGTTAAACAAAGCCAATTAACTTTATCTAAATTTTGTTCCAACAAATCAATCGCATTTGGATTTTCACATAACCGTTGCCAATTAATTTTATCAGCATGTTCTGAAAACGGATGTCGTATCATTTGCATTTCTATATTTACCTAAGGTGGAACTAAAAAACATTTCAATTTTTTTTTAAATAAAAAAAATTGTTAATTTTGTATCACATTTCACGGCTTTTAGCGGTTGGATACTTTTATTATTGTATTCTCTTCTATACTTTTCAGGTCTTTCTCCTGTTTCCCCAGGGAAAATTTGGTTCCATCTTTTATTTCAACAAATAATCAGGAGCTTCTAGTTAAATTAGCAGATATTCAAAATGAGATAAATGTTCAAACAGATATAACATTTAAAACATTAAACTATTTACAACCAATATGTCCTTCTATCGTTTGTGCAATAGTATCTACAGATATAACAAGCAAGTTACGCTTATGTCATTTATTGTTTTCCAAAGCTATCGGAATAACTTCAACAGAAAAACAAATTATTGAAAAAGAAGTTATGATTTATGGTGTAGGATTAATAGCTATGGAATTGGTATATAATAGTTTCACATTACATCATTATTTAGAATCTCCTAATGTAAATAAGCTTAATAAAATTAAGGCATTAAATATAGCTAGATATACCATGCTTAAACTTGCGTTAGACACGGAATACAATCATGGAGATTTTCATAAAGGAAATATATTGATACAGTTAAATGGTGATTATTTCAAAAGAATGAATGGTAACCCAGTTAAACTATCGGCAAGTATAATTGATTTTGGAAGAACTAAAAAAATACATCCGGAAATTATGAATAAAATACGCGAATGTGTTAGAAATAAAGAATATAGAAAAGCATTGGGATATTTATGTTCGCCAGAAGGAAGTAATAAATATATATCTAATGTAAAGTATTCTTGGAACTATTTTGGATGGTTATGTGGAAATTATAATTTAGATGTAAATAATGATGTCCAGATACAAGATTATATTAATAAAATGAAAACATTATATGGTGAAAATAAATATGCTGATATGGGATTAGAAAAAACAAAAAAATTTATTGAGGGACAAATATTGGAATTTGGAAGTGATATTGATGTCCAAATAGACCAATTATTTAAAATGCGTGAAGTGGCAATAGATGACTTAGTTAAAACAATGTCTTCCCTTCATGATTCAGAACCTGATAAATACCCTTTGTTACCAGTTTCTAATTCGTTAAAAAATAGTTTATATAATGGAATGATTGGTGGCAAACATAAAAGAAGAATCAAACCAAGACATACTAACACGAAAAAAATAAAAAATGCAAGGTCTAAAAAACACAGAGTATATAAATCAAAAAAATATAGAAGAAAATAATTTATCGTGTTTTTACACTATGTGTATGTTTTATTAAATTCAATCCATTTTATTTTGAAAAAGTATATACATCTTTATTCCATGTAATATATTATTATACTAGTGTAGTTTGAGGAACCAAAAATGACAACAAGAGTCATAGGCTTCAACCAGACATAGCATATAATGTTGTTAAATTATTCTAATATATTATTTATTGGAATCCACTCATCCAAAAACAAATCTCTAGTATCCTTATTGGCCTCCTTTGAAAACCACTGTTTCGGATAACACACTATTTTTTCAGAATTAGTGTTTAAATATGCTCCCCACCAGCTAAAAGTACTATTTGCAATTATATTATGTTCGCATAAACTCATTAATAACATTTGTTCCCAATCTTCTAAATATGAGTCTGCTCTAATAAAAGTATAATTATAATTTATTTTCAATTGTTGTATTATTTCTTCTACTTCTAATAAACTTTCATCTTCACAAAAATATAATATTTGTATTTTTTTATAAGTTGTTAGTTTATTTGTTATAGTTTTTAACGCATTTGAATAATATTCGTAGTCTAATAATGGATAAATATGTGGATAATTCTTATAATCTCCAAATCTAAAATGCATTGAAATTGTATGCATATTATTGATATTTATATTTAATTCATCTGTTAATTTATTTTTTACAATTGTTTTTGCATTGTCTATTTTCAACAATTCATAAATAGATTTTTTATAATTATTGAAATATTTTGGACTTTGAAAATAACCAACTAACAAAGTTCCATAATTCATTTTAGGCAATTCATGATATTTAAATGTTGTCTCATTAAAAGTATATAAATTAGGAATAACATTTATTAAAAATGGCTTTAAACTATTTAAAAATGTATACCAATATGTATGTCTATCTGTTGAACCTTTATACTTTAAATGGTATGTATTTAAAAATGCGAATGCTTTATTGTTTCGGAATGCGCATTCAATTGTTGTAAATATTTGAAATAACTGATTTCCTAATCCGCCACATAATCTACATGATATTATTTGCATAAGTATTAAAATATATAATATAATATTTAAGTTAGTTACCAAATTGTTTTAGATTAATCCGTGTTTATTTTGGCATATTTATATTATATCTAAATTAAAGCAAGAAGCAACACAACATCCACATCGCCATTTGTCAATCAAGCGTCGCCAGCCAAGTCAAACGAAGAAGTAGTCGCTAGTTCTCCGGTGAACTCGACTCCAAGTACTCCTGTGCTCACAGCATCTTATAATATCTTATACAATTTCATTTTTAGAACTCAGAATCAAATTCGAATGCAGTGTCTGCGTTATATTTTGATGCTAGGCTATAATCTGATGAAACCTTCTCAAAGAAATTTGTTTTTCCCTCAAGACTAATCAATTCCATAAAATCAAAAGGGTTGCTAACGTTATAAATTTTTTTGTAACCAAGTTGGACACATAACCGGTCTGCCACAAATTGTATATATTGCGTCATTAACAGACTATTCATACCAATCAATTTGCATGGCAACGCTTCACAAATAAAATCGATTTCAATTTCAACCGCTTCTTTAATGATTTCATGAATACGAGATTTATCTATTTTTTTAGCCAATTTACTATACAATAGAACCGCAAATTCGCAATGAAGTGCTTCATCTCTGGAAATCAATTCGTTGCTAAATGTTAACCCAGGCATTAATCCGCGTTTCTTTAGCCAAAAAATACTACAAAATGCACCACTAAAAAAGATACCTTCTACACAAGCGAACGCCACCAAACGAGTAGCAAAACTGGATCTATTATCATGAATCCATTTTTGAGCCCAATCAGATTTCTTTTTAATACAAGGATAATTTGATATAGCATTAAATAGTTTATGTTTTTCTTCTTTATTTTTAATATATGATTCAATTAAAAGACTATATGTCTCACTTTGACATGTCAAAATTCCATTAAAAATACCTCTATGTTTCTTAGGTTCATTGAAACAATATGTTGCTTCATTTTCAGATATTTTTTCAATTCTCACTATTTTTATATCTTCATTTATTTCATTTATTTCATTTAATTTTTCACAATACAATAATATTAATCTTTGTGGAGAAAACCCCAAATCAATGAGTTTATTTAAATATTTTCTTTTTATACTTAAAATATAACGTTCTTTACAATCATTGTCTCTAATTTCTATATTTGTTAAAATTCCTAATGTTGTTAACATTAATTGAACGTCTTGTAAAAATTGTAAATTTGTAGATAAAATTTTAATCGAATTATCATCCCTTATTATATTTTTATATGCGTCCATATATCCTTCTAACCAACGAAGTCGAACATCTTTACTATAATTAATAGGAACTGTATATTTTTCCTTATTTATATAACCTGATATATAACTTCCATCTCCACAAAAAAATCCATGTATATATGGATTTAAAAACTCATCACAATCAGTAAATTCGATAAATGGAGTATTATATTTTTCTATTATGTCTCCTACGTTTAAGGAAATAGTGTCTACTTCTTCACTGTTGCCTTTTTGTATTAACCATTTATGTCCCGGAGAACAATCTAATTCCATACCATTTGATAATAAAACTTTATATATTTCCTGATCTCCAGTATATTTTATCTCAACCCTTGAAAATTCTTCTCCATTCCAAACATTTACAAACTTATTTTCTAAATCTTTAATACTAAAATACCCATTATCTGTTAAAATTTTGGTTGTTCCAGTTACACAATGTATATTTTCCATGGCTATTTGAAAACCATAAAACGCCCTGGCTTCAGATACTTGAACATCTCTCATAAAACGTTGAGCTAAATTTTCTAAAACAATACCATCCGATGCCGCAAAAAAAGCCAAAATCATAGAAATAAAATATTGTTCATCATTATTTAGACTATTCCAATGTGCTAAATCTTTCGATAAATCAATTTCTTCTGCTCTCCAAAAACAATCAACTTGTTTTTTATACATTTTCCATATGTCATCATATTTAATAGGAAACATTACAAATCTATTATCGTCTTCTGCTAACAAAGGTTCTGTATTAGTTTTGGACATACTAAATAATATATAGTAAAGATTTTATATTTTTTTCAAATACATTTTATTTAAAAAATAAATAACTTATTAATATAATAAAATGGATTTACGTTTACCGTTAGCTGAAAGAGATATGCATTTATTACAAATACAACAAGAAATTCAAAATAAGAAATCATTGTTAGTTAAGAAAAAGAAGGAATTAGATAAGAAACATAAATTGAATGATTACTTAGATGGAGTAAAAGATGATTATTCAAAATATTATGATTATATTTTAAATGAAAAAAAACAACAACATAGCGCTCTTCTATTACTTAATGAATATATAAGTGATTTAATAAAAACAGAACATGTAGTAAATGAACAACTTAGAACGGCAAAACATGACCAAAAAGATATTATAACTGAAATTGATAGAGTTAAGGCTGAATTAGATGAACTTATGTTATAATA